CTTATGACCAATAGCATGTAGAGATGTATTACCAAAGTTAGAGTTAGAGTTGGTGATACTCATGTCACCACCAGACTCCATCAAGAAGTGGTCAGCGAAACCAACAGCGAAGATACTAACACACTGAATGAATGCGTCTTCTGAAGCACGAACGTGGAAGTTTCTCCAGTCATCCTTCCAGTATGCGTCACCTTTGGTGTGATATGGAACAGTAGCAAATGCGTCTGCTAATGATGCTTGGTTAAATGTGTTACTGTACTCATCGTATCTGATGAATGCTCTATCGTCTTTCTGTAGAGATACACCAGTGTACTGAGCGATAACCATTGATTTGAAACCAGTGGCTTTCAAACCATTTGCCCAGATACCACAAATACCCCATGTAGATCTGATGGAGCAGTTGAATACGTATGGAGATGCAGATTCAACAGAGTCAACTTCTGCTAATGCTAATGCGTTACCACCTAGTGCAGGTGTTGTGCCAGTATCAATAGTATTACCTGCTGCAATACCAGTACCAATTGCACTAACAACTTCTGCTACTTCATAGGTAAACTTACGAGGATCATTCTCATCAATACGTTTGATGGGGAAGATACCCTCAAGTACACTATCAATTTCTGTATTAGAAATAGCAATAAATTGACCAGCAAAATATCCATGGTCAACCTTAGTTGTTACTTCAATTTCAGATGTAGATGCAGGGATACTAGGGATAGTTGTAGCATCATTAAACTTAAATGATTCAATAACTCTAGAGTCAGACAAAGGTCCAACAATTCTGTTCTCTTGAACTCTAGCAGAAAACTCACCAGGATCATCAATTGTAGGTTGATATGATGAGAATCCCTTAGCAATCTTTCTGTAGAATAGAGACAACTCTTCTGCGTCTGCGTATTCAAATACAGTTAGTTTGTGGTGAGAATAGTTTGGTGCTGCTTTCTTAGTGAAATCAGTAGGATCATAGTATACCTCACCAGTTCCTTCTACGGAATTGAATAGAGGAGATTCAGCAGATGTTTGTCCATCTTTAATAGTGAACTGCCAGAAGTAGCAACCACCAGTTACGTTAAAGATTGCAGAACGAGGAATTTCACGTTCCGTTGTTGTAGGGTCAGGAACGAATAGAGGTCTTACAACAGTTCTTCTTAGGTCATAACCAACAAGTGATGAACCACGAGGAATAATGGCACCACCTTCAGTGTTATTAAACTTATAAAGTATGTTATCAGGATTAGAAATATCAAGTATACTATCATCAGTCCATGCATTAGTTGCTTGATCAAAACCAAATACATCAATTCCTGTAGTGTCAGCAAGACCAGGTCTGTTATCAATGTAATGGATGCCAGGCATCAACATGATACTGAACTGGTCAAACCTATCATTGTTTGAACCAGGTAGATAAGAATATCTTGCAATCTCTAAGAATGCTCTCTGAATACTCTTAAATGGTGTTACGGGTGAATTACCTCTGTTAGATAACGCATCCGTTGCGTTAAAATCATCAGGTGAAACATAAAGATACTTACCAGTCTTTGAACTAATAAGATTATCCAAACGTGTTAATGGCATGACCTACTACTATACTTTATCCTCGGATTTATTTATACCAGAAACCTATTGAAAATACTGTGTGGTTCTAAGTTTTCGTTAGGTGAGGATTTGAACCCTAAGGCATAACAATGAGTTCGGGTAGTTCTACCATGCCATGTTGTAGTAATCTATTGCAGTTTGAACATATGGGAGCACATTTATCAATCTCTTCCTTTAATGTTCTGTAACTAGCATATTGCAATAACTTTGATACGCTATATTTTTGAGGTTCTGGATCCACATGAATAAGATCCATCACCACAGTATTAAATTCTTTGTTGCATATAATACAAGGATGCTTTTTCGCATCCTCTACTATCTGCTTTCTCCTCTTATGACTAATTTGATTTGCTTTATAAGTCTTGGAATTCTTTCTCGCCCACTCACGCTGATACTTACGATTTTCTTCTTTATTTTTGTAAGGCATATCAAGATTACTTCTCTAACACATATGTAGATGTAGTGTAGTTGTTCTCTCAAAGTAACCATGATATTAACTGAATTGTGTGGTGGGTGAAAGGATTACATTATACCTTCACTGAGAGGGAATCACTAATGTGAATAGTTAGGTCTCTCAGACTTTCGGACCCCTTGGTAAGGGTTCTGCGATACGCAGCGAGCACCACCTCTGTCCTACTATACAATACGCCGTGCCTCCACAAGCGTTATTCTGTCACACCCTTGTCGAACCCGTCGATTCAACAAATATATTATAGCATAAAAAAAGAGGGTGTCAACCCCCTTTTTAAATTTAATTAAACTTCTGTGTTTAATCTGCTGACCAATGATCTTCTCTCCTCATCCGCAATATAATTGATGTTCATGCTTCTCTTTCTCTGACGACCTTGCTTAAACATCTCTGTCTTGACATGATCTATTGCTTTTTTAATTGCTTGATAGGTTCCCTTTTCAACTTCCCACTCACCCTTCTCTGCTTTGATACAGTAAGTGTCTGCTATTTTTAGCAAGTGATTTAGTTTAGCATTGGAAACGCTTGTGGTTGGTCCTTTAGCCATAATTTTGTAATGTGTACGGTAGTATTATATCATAAAGAAAAATAAAGTCAACACCATTCTGATTCGTATTTTCTGAATCGTGCAATCTGCTTGCCCACAAACTCAGAGTATTTAACCTTAAACTCTTCCATCCACTCATCTCTACTAATACGATCTCTCAGAATGACCTTACCTTCTTTATTTCTTTTGGGTTGTAGGAGACCACGACCCTGATTGCAAATTTCATAAACCACTTCCTCGATATAAACTTCTTTAGTTGATACCAAAGTCAATAGTCCATCTTCATTCCTGTATTCAATAAACAAAAACTTAAGATTGTTACTTGGATCTCTCAACCACTGATTAACTTCAGCAGTACAGAGACGACCTTTGTTCTGTTGCGATAGAAGGTTATCGGTCTTTACATTGATACCTTCGTTCTTGGTGATCCAAACATCAGCATACTTTTCTCGTTTTGATTTCTGTTCGTAACCAAAATAGTCTTGTACTTCTGCTTGAATGAACTCCGCTGCTTCTGCATTAGGAGTGATCTGATAGGTTTCTTTAAGATTGTACGGAAGCATCTTGTCTAGTAAAATTAAATGGACCCCAATCAGATCCCCATACTTTCGTATGATTATCAACGTGGAGACCTCTGTCTAAAACACTGTAATTCTCTTTAGAGAGTTTTACTTCGTTCGCAACATAGGTCTTTTGGGCACCACGTTGAACATAACATTCACATCCATCGTTCTTACCTTCAAAGGAATACTTTCCCGTTTGTTTCATAATATGATCACAACCCTCTCGATATGTTAAAACATCATCGGTAAGGTTTTCTAGATTTTGACACCCAACATATAAACTGGGGTTTACAATCTCATAATTTTTAAGGCGAATGAATTCACCTTCATCAATTACGTCAATAACAAATTGTCTGTAAGGACGATTCAAAAGATAGTTGTATGCTTGCTCACCATAAAACCTGTTGTCTTTAACTCTACGATGTACAACACGAATGTGTGCATAACGAGTAGGATGACTCTGTGCTTGACGTCTGTTAGCAAAAGTGCCTTCAAATAATTCAAGAAACGTGTTCATCAGGTAATACTTCAGGGTTAATAAGGTCTAAGTCAAACAATACTGGATGACATTCTTCAGCAACCAAGTAATCAGAGAACCTAAGAATATCATCTAAGGTATAACTTTCATTGATTGCTGCTTCAGATAACACCCACTTATCTTCTCTCTGGTGCTTTTCAAGGGCATCAAAGGCGAATGGTATGTTCTCTACATAATACATCAAAACTGGATCGTTGTCAACAAAGACATGTTTTTTACTGACCCTATACCTGTTAAAATTACCCATTGTCACGAGTTTCGCTTGGTAATATTTAACTAAGTAATATAATACAAATTACCTGAGACAGAAATTCTGTATCCATCTGATGTGTAAAATGGATATACTGAATGATTCAATCCAGCAGGAAACAAAACAAAATCTCCTGCCTTTGCTTCGATAGGGTGATTTGTTATCCCACCTAGCATGTTAATATAATGGAATTGAAATGTACCACACTGTGCTTTATTAGATTTCTTTGCTTGTGGCAATTCTCTTTCCTCTTCATATGAAAAAGGAATATCAATCCACATAACAAAACTAAAGATACCATCATGATAATGAATTGGATTAAACTCTGTCTTCTTTTGATAGTTAACCCACATGGTACCAATATCAATAGCAGCATTTGAAGTGTTTACCCTCATCGAATCAAGATAATTCCACTGTTCGTTATAATGCTGAACATTGCGATGAATAAAATCTTTAACTTCTTGATCAAGTAATTTGGGATTAATGTACCACTCTTCCTCTAACTGTCCAGCAAGTGCTTCATTCTGAGATTTTCCAAAGTCCTTTGCTGCAGAACATAGACTGCGAACCTTTTTTAAGACACTATCGGGCATCTCATCAATGACATACCCATAGTTAGGAAATTCTATCTGCTTCATTTAGTGGGTCTAATAGGTTTTGGATTAACCTTGGTAGTTGTCTGATTTTTTATGAATTCTGTGAGTTCTGGAGTCTCTTCCCAACTCCATTCTTCTTCACGACCTTTCTTATCGATTTTAGTGAATGTCTTCTTCATTGTTATATTCCTCTAATGTATCAAGTAAAAATGTTGAATCGATGAGATTATCTATACCAGCAAGCATATCAGCAATGTGTTTACTAACATAAGGTTTCTCACTCCTTGCAGCGAATGCTAATGCATTACGCATATGTGCTTGTGCGTCTCGTAGAGATTCTTCTACGGTTTTAGTGAGGGTCATATCTATTAATAACTGAGTATACTATTACCAGAACAATTAGTCCGATACAGATGATGGGTAAAATTAAATGCATAACGATTCTATGGTCGTGCATCCATTTTACTCAATTTTATCTATATTGTCAAGTATCTTCTATTTCCTCAACGTCCTCTAGTTCAGTTATCGCATCAACAGGAACAGGATTCCCATTAATACTATACCAGTGTTGATCAACACCAATACTATCGGGTTTAACACCCAGATATTGAAGTTCTGGAAAATTGTATTCACGTATCATCGCTTGTAAGCGATAGTGCATTAATTCAGATTGTGTTGGCATTAGTCGTAACCCATGTGTAATCGTAACTGGAATCGTGTTCACCCCATGCACCTAATGGTACAATATTAAATGCAAGAGAACTTCTTGGTTTATCATTATTATGATTTAATACTTGATGTTGAAGATAACTTGGAAATAATAACAATAAACTAGGTGATGGTGTAAATGTATATGTTGTAGAATTTAATTGATTGTAATTTTCAATATCATTATTCTCAAAAGAAAAATCAGATAAAACTGTATTGGGACTATCAAATAATATTCCACCAGTTCCCATATCATATTCTTTTTGAAAATAATATACTCCACTCCAAAAACTATTCTTATGTCTATGAAGTTGAGATCCTTCCCCTCTATTACATAGAGTAACCCAAGATGTAGTTATTGCATAATTCCTTTTCTTATATCCAATTACTTGTTCAGCAACAGAATTAAATTTATTCAATAAAATTTCCCTAGTTTTTGGAAATCTTTCTAATACCCTTATATTGGATCGTTCTATATCACCATCTTCACTACGAGAGCATGGTGCATCATAATTATTATTTTCTAATAATTCACTAGTATCTTCTTCCACATTCACCTGAATAACAGGTGAAGGGAATAGAGGAAAAACATTATAATTCATAAAATTTAATCTCGTTGTCTCCAATCGTCAGATCTTTCTTGGTGGAACCAGTCTACCACATCTTCTGGAGATCCGAAACCCCTACGGTGATTACTTGAATCGGGGTCTCCAATATTCAAGTTATTCAGAAAAGAATCTGTAGGATCTGTACTCAGTCTCCTTGCTTGATTTAACATACCTCTTGCTGAAGTATTTGCTTTTGCCAATTTTTGTGCCCATATCATATCATCTATAGTTACTTCCGTACCAGCAGCGATAGACTTGCATATGCCTTCTAAGCGAAGGCGGTATTGAGTTGATAGCATATTTGAATTCAATTCCCAAATATTTAGAATAAAAAAGGGAGTCCGAAGACTCCCTGTTATTATATCAAATTAGACTAGAGTGTGCAACTTAGAAGCTGTACTTAAGTCCTGCTTTTGAACCGTATCCACGGTCAATGTTCTCGTCACCTGATCCAACGAAACTAACTTCGCCGTATACGCCAAGTCCTTCAGTTAGACTTGCACCGATACCTGCCTTACCAGAAGGAACTGTATCTCCGTCTGCACCGTCAGGAGCAGTTACTGTAGCACCACCTTGTACGTAGTATGAAGCAGTTTCGCCAAGAGAACCATCCCAACCGATGTGAAGGTCTGTATTAGTTCCAGTATAATTAGTACCAGTCCAACCAGAGTTAGCTTCAACATTCACGTATGGACCAGCAAAAGCTGCACCAGCGAGTAGGAATGGAGATGCTGCTATTGCAGCGATTGTTGATTTGATAGACATGTTTGTTTTTACCTTTAATTTACTTGCGGAGTGATTACCCGCAGATGAAGAATCGATTAACGATTGCTTGAAATGATAACACATGATGCAGTTGCGCGTCAAGTGGGTTGTCCGAGTAATTGAGGGAGTTCCCGATTGCTATATTAGTAATTTATCACTATAGACCCCCAAAAGTCAAGGGGCTTGTGCCAGTTGGTTAATGAGTATATCTCATGAGACTCATAAGTTCTGCTTATCAATCATCCTCTGAATCATCGTCATCTCTTCTGAATACTAGCAATTCCTCTCCATACTTGACTCCTTCCATTTCTGGATGAGGTGCGGGTAATACGGTCTTATTTCTTCTTCTGGGGTTATTGACTTCGTTAAAATCTTTAAGTGTTGATACCATCATAGTATACATGAATGCAAATGTTGCTCCCATGAGACTAACAAACATTATCAAATATATTGTGACGGTAAGGTCGTTCATTTGCGTGTAATCCAGCGAGGTAGGTAAAATATTAGGAAAGATAATGTCCAAAAGGTTAATAATGCCATTATGTGTAGTATTCTACTTGAGTTTACTATTAAACCAATAGTTACTAATCCGATCCAAGTGTAGTCTAGTGTGCCATGGAATCTATACCATACATTAGCACCATACTTTTTAATAAATTTGTCTCTCTGTCTTGCGAACAACGGTGATACGTGTCGCATCATAACGAATCCTTCATTGAAGAACATAACAAAGAATCCAATCCAAAAAATCATAGTTTTTAATTAAGTAAAATTAATGCACCTTTAATGTTGACTGTGCCAGCAGCAGTGATATTTGCAGCACCACCTGCAGTAACTGAGTAATTCAATCCTGCTATGCTGTCAATAAAGTCTGCAGAGTTATACTTCTGTCCACCAATAACGGTCTTGACAGAGTATGCTGCGTCTCTTGCTTTGATCAATGGTGGTACTGGTACACCACCAGCAACAATATGTTGCTCTATACCACCAATCCACTGTTTATAGTCACCCATAATTGAGTGGTTGACGTGACCTGGAGAAACAATATTTTGTGATCCTCTAGGATCAAATTGGATAGCAGTTTGTTCACTGACACCAAATGTCATCTTCTGACCAGTAATAATCTCCTTATCGTTATCGGTAACTCTTTCAATAGTACCAGCATTCATGTATATAGCACCACCACCATCAGTTCCTGACTGGATATTAACCTGAGTTTTACCAATCAGTAATAATTCTTCGGATGCTTCTATAACAATCTTCTGTGCTCGGATGAATCTTTCACCACCTTTGGTTTGTTCAACATAATCACCCTCAACCAGAACATTTAATGCTTGACCTTCTTTATCATCACCTGCCATGAACTCTAGATCAGATCTATGTTCATGCTTTGCTTGATAACCCCAAGTATGAACACATAGTTTACCACTACCAGGTCCCTTCTCTTTGTTTCTTTGACCTGTAATAAGTCTAATGCATCCTAGACTATCTTGGACTACTGAACTAGCATCTGGTCCATCTATGCGTAATGCACCAGATACACCATCTGGTAACAGTCTCTCATATATCTCTGATTTTGTCAAACATCCTTTATGCCATGTTAAAAATTTAGGATTATCAGTTAACTCCTGTGTTTCATCTGGAGTTGTGGGTTTTGCAATCGTAGTTGCGTATTGAGATGCAGGTTTAGTCATTATGGGCAATCAACGTAACGACCAGTTCCAATCTTAGTAGAACCAATATTAGCAAGTGTTGGAGTATCTAGACATGCTAGTGATGGGAGTAATTTAGCACCATAACCTCCTCCACCTACAATAATAATCTCAGGGAATCTATTATAGGTAGTCACCTTATCAAGTGGTCTAGCACCAATAACAAACCCAGTCTCAGGATCTATGATTGCTTCTGCAGCATCCTTAACACCATCAACATAGATGGTTGGTTTTGAAGTATATCCTGCACCTGGTCTTATTACTGTGTAAGTATCAACGATACATCTCTTTTGGTTATCATCCTGTAAGTTCTTCTTATATCCATATCCAGGAGATTTAATTCTAATCTCAGTTAAAAATCCATCTTGATCTAATAGAGCAGTTCCTGTTGCACCAATACCTTCACCCACAATGAACACATATGGTGGTTCTGCCCATGGTGAACCAGGATTAGATACAGGAATATCAATAATACCACCATTATCATCGGTAATAATATCTGGTGTGTTAACAGTTGGTTGAGTAAATGGAGTGGTTACTGTAGAAGGATCATCACCAACACCCTCATCAAAATCCTCAGTGGGAGTAGTAATAATAACATCAACGGAAGCACCAGTTCCATTAACAGTAAACCTTAAAATTTCTGCATCTTCTACAACTCCGTCTTCTTCTATACCAACTGTTGCAGTACCTTGATTATTATTAATAGTAAAACTACCAGTTGTACTGCCACCAATAATATCATCAGCATCAATACCATTACCAGTTAACGTGAAGTATAATCTACTTCCATTATCAATATTTTTAGTGAAGATATCATACCTAATAAACTCACCCTCTGGACATGTATTTCTATCAGCAGTAACACTAACTTGAGGTTCTAATGGGAGTCCAGTGTTATCATCAATATTATCATCATCAAGATCTTCACCGCCATCAGGAGCAATAACATCTGTAGGAGTACCAGTCACATCTTCTGTAAATGTTTCTTCAAGATCACTGAATGGATTGTTATTTGGTGATCGGTATGGATTTCTATCATCCTTTAATGCCTGTTCTGTAATAGTACAAATAGCAACATTCTTCTTAAATCTTGTCTCAACGTCAGAACCTTCCATTGGTGTGTTCTTTCTAATAATAACCATAAACTCTTCATCTTGTTCACGCTCAACTGATGTAAGAGTTCTTACTTGAATATCCTTAAACGTTTCACCTGGTGCGAATCCTACAATATCATCAACAGGAAGATAATCAGTATTCTCTTCAGCAGTTCCCTGATATTTTAAAGTCTTGAATGTAACTGACGATGCTATTTCTCTATATCCACTACGAGTTACTCTGAAACGTGCAATATCACCTTCGTTTACAGTTACATCTTGAATATCGTATACAATTCTCTTATCTTGCTTAACACCTTTATTCTCACCAGGATCTGGTGTAGTTGAATCTGGAATAATACCAGTATATGTTCCACCTTTAGGAACACCACCAGTAAATCCTACAGTTGTTATACTTAAACTCTTACCTTTGAATGCATCACCACAAACATACTGAGTATAATCAGCACCTGTTGATGGGAATAGATTATCAATACTATCAAGTAAATTATCTAAGAAGTCACCTTCCTCTTTTGGTGTTGATCCTCCATTAGTACAGACCTGTTTAGTATCACTACATGATCTGTCTGGTCCTGAGCAAGTAATTCCTAGAAGACTTAATACCTTATTGATTGCTTGACCGATCATGTCAAGTGGTTTTGCTATAGCACCAAGAATAGATTGTAATGGACCTAAAATTGAATTTAGTAATTCAGTCATCAATGAATTGATCTTAGACATGATGCCATTAACTAATGCATCAACCTGACATGCAACAGACTGATAGATCTGTTGTATTAGACTCATTAGAACATTAGTTAACCATGCTTCCAATCTGTCACCAAGATCAGCAATAGAACAACCCAGTTGTTTTAGCAGGTTATTGAAGAACTCAGTAACAGGTGTCAATGCATTACCAGTATCATCAGGACGTAATAATGCTTTGATAAGATTTTTTACTGCTTTACTAATAGTCTCAATAACAAATCCCTTTATCCTAGCAACAAACTCATTAACAACAGTCATTGCTTTATTAACATAACCTCTCGCTAAGCTAATACTATCATAGAACTCACCAGTTGCTTTATTAACAAGATAAGTTCCAACATTACCATCATTAGCTTGTACTGCAGCAAGAAATTCTCCCATGATATTTGTCATCGATGACATCATATCTTCTTCATCACATTTCTCTGCTTTACCTTGACACCAATCCTCTGATTGTGGTAGACCATTCTTCAATGGTGCAATCTTTGCTGGTGGTACTCCTACCCTCTCATTACCGTCTCCATCTTTTGTTCCATCAGATAATCCACCAGTAGCAGTGTTCTTATCTGTTCCTTTTTGAACTGGTATACCAACCTTCTGTATATTAAGTTGTCCGACTGCTGTAGTAAACGGTTTTGTTTCTGGTGTCCTTTCTACAAAGACTTTAGTTGCACCAGGTGTTTGACCAATAGAACCCATGATAATGGGTTTTTGTTTCTCAGTATCAATATAGAACCCCATCACCCAACAACCAATCTCTAGTTGTGGGTGTGCTCCACCACAATTACCAGGAATAAATGGTGCTGTAACAGGCATCATCACAGATGACCATGGCAAATCATCAGTCCCAAGGATTTCAGGATTGCCAGGATGATCCCCAACAATCCTTACCTTGAACCTGTAACCGCCTTTGTTGTTCTCTTCATCAGAAGCGGTTCCTTCAATTTGACCGACCCACCATTGGAAACCATCTTGTCCAATCCTTTGGGAAGGTATTAAATGTGATAATACCTGATCCATATTAATTAATCATCATAGACTAAGCACTCAGGCTCGTCTGGATGCTGGTCACACCATAACTCAATGCAGTTAGGATCATGGTGATCTCCTGCTTTGATTTCTGCTGCATGATGAGAAACATAGTCCTCTAAATCATGTAATTCACCTTCTATATGACGACGCATCTGTGGATTAGTTGTAGGATCTTGTAAGATCTCTTGGTCTTTCTTGATATGGTCTTCTATGGTATTCATAGTAGATAGTTACCTCTGTTTTTATTTAGTGCCGTGGTTGGAATCTATATCACCGTAAGAATCTCTCATTAACCTTAGTGTAGTCAAGAACCTTCCATTGGTAGATTCAGTAGAATTGTAAGTATGCGTGACTTCCTCAATCAAGTAGACTCCACTACTTTCTTGATCATATGGTTCATCGCTCGCTTGTACTGTTGGTACTTTATTAACAAGTTTGATATCAATCTTGTCACCTGCACATATTCCTGAATTACCAGGAATTACAATTTCAGCTAACTGATTCTTAAGCAATTCATAACGCATAAGAGACTGAGCAGCATAGTGTTTGTGAAAGTCACAAAATTCACTTGGATTTTCTGCTCCGTCTTCTTCATCGTATGATGCAATATCGGGATCATTGTACCACGATTCATGATCCAGTATACTAGATATAATGCGAGTTGGGTAGTCAGACACCGTTCTGTCAGCATCTGCTGTTTTAATGATTGATGGTGTATTTTGAGATCCTAGGTGAGACATACCTTTATAGGCATCCTCTAGACTATACATAAATTCGTGATATTGTCCAGTAGCATGATTGAAAAATACTATCAAAGAAGAATATTTACCTTTCCTCAATGATTTCATGACATCTACTTCAGACTTAAACACTGCCTGTGATATAGTAAACCTATCATCAGCACCATCAGACTGATTTGCTGGTTTCTCAATATATTCTCCCCAAGTTTCCTGATCATTCTTTGCTAGTAATTTGTCTACTGAAAAGAAATTATATCCTCTCTTAGTCTCATAAAAGAAGAATCCAGCACTACCAGTAACCTTTTGTCTTTCATTCTTAGATTTAGTCTTACTATTTGTCTTTCCACCTTTTGCAATAGATTTAACTGAAATAGTAGAGGCAATATCAAAAGGTCTTCTATTATTAGGAAGGAACTTAAATTTGAATTCTGTTGGTTCAGAGAATATTTCTTTTTTAGTACCCAACTCATTTAACATTTCTATAATGATAGAATCACCAGTTCCGTTTAAGGGTTTAACCAATCTAGTATATTCATTATTCAATGCTTCTTCTGAAATCAAACCCAAAGTATATGCTTGAGTTTGATTCTTAGCATAACGATTGCCAATCTTCCATACTATTAGATCATATACAACTGGATCATCAGAAGAACTAGTCTCAACAATGACTCTAACAGTCTCTCCACCTTGAATAGGTAGATCGTTCAATAATCCAGCACTATCAGCAATAGTAAGTGTAGCAGCAACAAATGGACTAGTTAAACTCTCAACATAAGAGAATGTATTAACCATCTGTTTAATCTCATATGCATTATTACTACCAACAGAAGTAATGGAAACACTTCTAAGAGAAAAATCAGTAATATTTTGGAATTCTTTTGTCATATTAACTACGTCGTCCTAATTTTCAGTTCTTGGAAAACTTCTGTTCCAGTACCACTCATACTAATTCCAGCACTAACCCCATTAGGATTAACACCTTGTTGTTCTCCATCACCACCATAATTGTAATTATTAATAACAGTATTACCACCACCCTGTTTTTCATTCATAGAAACTGATGCAGATGTCGCAAGTACCTGATTTGAATTATCTGGTGTTGCAGATGATGCTATGAATGGAGTAGAAGAATTAGAAGATACACTGGAAGTATCTCCCATATCAACAATAGTGCTGGATTTTTTGCTGGAACTATTACTATTGATATATGTTCCACCATCTCCACCTGCCTTAAGATTATCTATTTGTTTTTGATATCCTGCTTTAGCTTCTGGAGAGGCAGCTCTCCTTTGAAGGAACTTTAGTTCCTTAATCTTTGTATCTTTAGTTTTTTCTATAAACTCTTTACTTGGTCCTTCACCCATCTTAACAGTTTCTTTTATTTTACTAGCACTAGTGTTTTTTTCAATAACCTTCTTCAATGCATCAGCTTTAGGGTCATTCTCAGTTTTAGACTCTCCACCAAATGCAGTCTCTGTTAATCCACCACCGTCACTAGTTTCAGCAACATCTTTCTTACCACCAAATAAACCACCAAACCATCCACCACCATTTTCTTTATTAGCACCAGTTGCACTATCAGCAATACCACCACCTAGAGTTGCTCCACCAAAACCACCAAGTAATCCACCAAGGATACCACCAATAGCAGCACCAGGTACTGCACCAACTCCACCAAACAAAGCACCAATAGCAGCACCAGCAGCTGCACCACCCTTTGCTCCAAGTGCAGCACCACCAAGACCACCAGCAACAGATCCACCAGTACCTATACCTGCTTGTAAATTAGTCTGACCTTCTGATTTTCTACCAGCAAACTCCATGCCAGCAAATAGTGTATTAACAACGGCATTTCCTTTGCCGAAGTTCATCAAACCTTTAGGTGGTTTGAATCCTTTCGGTAATGACAATCCTTTCGGTAATGACAATCCCTTTGGCATTTGGGGCAGTTTAAGACCTTTAGGTTTAAAGTTTGGTAATTTGGGAAGTTTTAAACCTTTAAAACCTTTATTAGGTTTAATATTTTTAACATTTGACGTAACATTAGGTCTATTAAATCTCTTGAATGGATTTTTAAATTTCCTTAATGGATTTTTAGAGTTTCTAATTCTATTTCCAGTTATATTAGGACGGCGACGAAGATTCATTAAGTCCAAACCAGTACCTAAGAGATCTAATCCACCACCAAGTAGTCCAGGTCCACCACCTTGAGATTTCTTTTTCAAGTCTGATGATGATAAGAAACCAGATAAATTACTTCCTCCCTCTAATGATTTTTCTTCTTGTCTTGCTAATTGACGATTTAAAAGAGTTTCTTGTGCTTGTATGGAGTTTTGGGATAGATTAGTATCATTCTTTATCTGATCTCCAGTAACTTCTATTAAATCAACAATTGCTGCTGTATTCCTATTCATTGCAGCAACGATCTCTGCACCAGAGTCAGAAGATCGCATATCACGCTGTTTCTTGAAATCAGAAATTCTCTGTTCTTTTGTTAGATATTCCCCAGAATCACCAACACCACTAGTTGCTTTTAAGAAGAAATTATCAGCACTTAATGGTCCACCACCAGAAATATTCTGGAAAGTACCACCCTTTTTAGACCTTGCTACACCAGGATCTGTTGTATTATTGTATTGTTGTTCTTTATCATCAATGTTAGTAGGATTCTTACCTACTACAATCCTTTTTTCATTTAATTTAGTAAGACCACCTTTACCACCACCCAAAAGAGGTCTATTTGTGGATCCTGTTAATAGACCACCACCACCAGCAGTATCATGTCCATGCGTTACATCTACCCTACCCTTACCTAACCCTCTATAAGTAGTATCTCTCGTCTTATTAAATAAATCACCAAATTTCTTTTGGAAGTTATTCAATAATTTCTCTCCTTC